TTCGTAAACTGGTTACAGATAGTTCTGATAGGTTTGATAAGCGTAGAGAACAATTGAGGAACGATATGGATTCTTTAGAGAAAAGAATAAAGGGTGAAATGAAGGAATTAAACGAAAAAGTAGACAAAAAAATCAAAAAAGCTCTAAATAATCCGCTAAATTCCATGAAATAGTGCTTGACAATCTTATCTGAGGCCCCTATACTATAAATATGGTCAAAAAAGAGGTTGTATAATGAATTTGGTTGCAAAAGGTTATAGTTCTTTGGATGGTGTAACGCCAATGTATCTCTGGAATAGTGGAAACTACAAATACGAGATTGAGGTTGTTAAGAACAATTACTACAAAGAATGTGAAGTATTTGATTCTTCTTATAGTAAGGCACTTGATTTGTTTAAAGAGTTGGTTGGTGACTCATTTGAATATGTAAGTTCGTGAATGGAGATTAAAATGAACAAAAAATTAGATGCCCTGTTGGACACTTTGGATGATGTAAAAAATCCTAAAGAAACGGTTTCGGTCATTCATGCAGCTTGGACTGATAAACCTCACTTGGTTGCATTTGTCGAGGTTGAGAAATCGTGGACTGATACAGAGAAATTAGAACACGCTTTCATGAAAACCAACACCATTGAAGAAGCATGGTACACCAGTAAGGAAGGTATCGACTACATGGGGCCTGAGAAGTCTTGTCGGTCTACCAGTGTCGGTGACTTTGTACTGATTGGTGCAAAGAAATATAAGTGTATGATGGCTGGTTGGGAGTTAGTGTAATGATTCGGAAACGAGTAGAGAAGTTTGAAACTATTATCAATCTGGATGGGCCAGATGGTAATGCATTTAATCTGATTGGTCTTGCAGTACGAATCATGCGAGACTCACGAATGACCGAAGAAGAAATTGCTCCGATTGTCAAAGAAATGAAATCTAGTGATTACAAGAATCTGGTCATGACTTTTGACAACTACTTTAAGGGTAGTGTCATATTGGAAACGACAAACGAGGAACTTTTATCATGAAAAGAGACATTGACAAAAATCGTGGTAAGTCTCTAAAAAAGTGGAGTCTTGCAAAAGCAATTGAACGCTATCGTAAACTTGTAGAACAAGGTGCGTCAAGAGAACATATCAAGTTTGCTCGTGATAAAGTTTTAGATTTGGAAGGAACCATAAAATGATGAAAGCGTTGTTAATCGTTTCTGCACTTGGTGGTGGAATGGGTTCATACGAGGTAGAGATGCCGTCTATGAATGAATGTTTAGAGGCAAGGGTTGCTATCATGGAACAAGACAAGGGTGCAAAGACTCTTTGTGTTCCAGCAATTACAGAAACAGACAAAATGGAGAGGTTCTTCTCTATTTTCATGGGTATTGTTACACAGATGAAGGAACTTGAGAATGATTCTAGAGGAATTGGATCGTTTGATACAGAATGCCCGCATTGCGAGGGATAACGTGCAATCGCAATGGGGAAAAGATTATTGGGATGGAGTTCTTGCATATTTGTTGAGAGCTGCAAACCGACTTAACTAAATAGTTCTATGGTTACAGTAACAGACAAAGCCATAGAATATATGAAGACAGTCATTGACTTTAACTCGCCTGGTGCATATGTCACACTAGCAGTTAAAGGTGGTGGTTGCGCAGGATTCCAATATGTATGGGGTTTAACCAGTGATGAGCGTCTTTCTCATGTTAAATGGTCAACTCCTATTGAGGATGTATTAGTTCTTGACCCTTTAGCTGAAATGTATGTCATAGGAAGTACGGTTGATTATATTACGGAACTAGGTGGAAGTTTTCTTGCACTAAAAAATCCCCAATCAACCAGTATGTGCGGTTGTGGGGAGAGTTTCGGGATATGATGTATGAAGTGGTTCATAATTGTTCTACTAACTGTCAATCCAAATGTCTCTGCTGATATCATCACAAAACCTAAATTTGAGACAGAGAAATCATGTCGAGAATATGTTGTCAAAAATTATGATAAATTAAATAAACGTGTGAATAAAGACTATGACCAACATCACTCAACTCCGAACCTTTTTCACTGTGTTGACCGCCTGCCTTTTCCTTAACAGTTGTGCATTTCTAGGTATTCCTTGGCAACTTTCGGCTGCAACTACAGCTGGAGATATACTTTCTATTGACAAAACTGGAAAATCAGTATCGGAAAATGTTGCATCTATTGCTGTTAGTAGAGACTGTCAATGGTCTAGAATTTTCATGGGATGGCCACCATGTTTAACACAAGAAGAACGCATATCCTATTTGATGAGAATGAACTGTAAGACTTATTCATGGAATTTCCTAAATAATCCATATTGCAGGGAGAACGATTGATGTTTGGATCAATTACCATACCATACGAGTCTGTCATGATGTACAATGTTGCAAGACTCAAACAAGACGTAGATTTTGATGATGTAGAGCTCGCAGTTGCAGAAATGTGTTCTCTCGTAAAAGAGACTTATCCAGACTTTATTGCTGGTCAGGTATTTCGTTATGAAGGATTTATTTCAGAAGAAGGTAGTGTTGGTGATTATGGTTTTGAGGGAAATCATATTGCAATCGTCACCTACTGGAAATCATTTGAGTCACATGAGAAAAGTCATAGAGACAAACCATTCAAACAAGCGTTTGCAAACCTAATGCAGTATTGTGATGATACCAAAGAAATAGGATACAAGTTACTCTGGCAAGGAGAAAAATAAATGCCTGCAAGAAAACATACCCAATGGTTAGCTAAACCCTCTGTAGATTACGTGGACTCACGTATATATTCAGATTGGGATATTCACTATGAAGAGCAAGAAAAGATTTTTAAGAAAGTCTGGATACCTATCTGTCATGAGTCAGAACTACCTAATCATTTAGACTTTCGCACTTCAACTATTGCTGGTGAAAGAATCATCATGATTCGTGATACTGATAATGTTGTTGCAATGAAACATGATTTTACAAATTTGCCACCATCTGGTGATTTGCGTTTGGCTGGTGGATACTCTCATTGGGATACAGAAAAACTACATTGTGAGGTTAAGTATGGTGGTATGGTATGGGTAACTCTTGATCCAAATCCCACGATGAACGTAGAGCAATGGGCTGCTGGTGCATTTGATTGTATTCAATCTGCACTGGATACTGAGCCTCTAGAAGTATTTCATTATCACAAGGGTATCATAGGAAGTAACTATAAACTCTGGCATGATACGAACAGTGAGTTTTATCATGACTTCATGCATTATTTCAATCGGGTAACAGGTTTCAACGAAGAATATTTTGCTCGTAAAAACACTGGATTTCCAAACGGTCACGTAAATGTAGGTAGTTTTGAAGTTCAATATGATAAATGGAAAGAAGCTGTAGGTTCTTTAAATCATACTGCTGGATTTGAAAAATTTAGTGATTTAGTTATAAGAACAGAACCAGAAGTAGGAATATCTACTGTACAAACAGGAACTGTTTTTGAAGTTATCAATGATTTAATTTCTATTCAAGATTTAAATACTGTATATGATTTTGATCTAGTAACAGAAAAAACATTAGAAATAGATGGTAAAACAATTTCTGATGAGATAGTTTTTGAATCTAAAATTCTTGCAGATTATAATGAGTCTGTAGGTAATAGGGTATTGACTGTTGATGATATTAGTGGTGATTTTAATAATAATGCTAGAACAGATGCATTTATGTCTGTTGATAGTTTTACATTAGCAAGTGTAAGATATAGAAAATATATTGCTTTTATTAGGGATAAGAGATTTACTAAAGAGAGGCAAATACTCTTAGTATCTGCTCTTCATGATGATACTGGTAATATCTTCTTAAATCAGTATGGTAGAGTTGAAACTAATACTGACCTTGGTGAGTTTGGTGGAGACTTAGGTTCTTTTGATATGGATATTGCTGGTGATGATGGAAGATTGCTATTCTATCCTAAGAAATTTAAATATAACAATTATGATGTTTCTAATGTTGCATTTAATATTTCTGACAGTGTTGCTGGAGTGGGATCTACTGGATTGGGTGGAATTGTTAATATAGTAAGTAGTACTACAACTATACCTTTAGGAATTACTACACAGCATAATATTGTATCCTTTGCCACTACTTACAGAGGATCTAAGGTTTTAGTATCCTATGCGGCTAGTGATGCTTCATATTGGGAACATGATGAAATAACTCTAGTTCATGATGGAACAAACGTAGATTTAATAGAATATGGTCAATTAACTACAGGTGATGTTGGATCATATTCTGGAATTCCTGGTCTTGGAACTTATAGTGCATATATTGCTGGTTCTAGAGTTCATTTGGATCTTCATCCTAGTGTGTCTACTGCAAGCACTTATGTTGCTAATACTTTGCATGTTGACTTTGGAAATGCATCTTCTGCTGGTATTGGAACTACTACTTTAGATACTGCACAATTAGATTCTAAGTATACTGCCATATCTTCTAGCGGTTCTCCATCTGCTACTACAGTAGCAACATATGATCATGAAACTTATACAGGTGCTTATTATATCATATGTGTTGAAGACACTACTAATAGTCAATATCAAGTATCTGAAGTAATTCTAATAGATGATGGAACCACTGCTTATGTTACTGAATATGGTATTAATCAGACTGTAGGTAATCTAGGAGATTTTGAAGGTAGTCTTTCTGGAGATACAACTAGTTTAACATTTACACCATTAGCAGGTGCTAATGTTCAAGTTAGAGTATTCCAGAATGCTTTAAGAATGAGAGATGAGAATAATACTGTTACTGAAATTGATCTTACTAATGCCACTATTGATACTGGTTATGGTTCATACACTGCTACTGAAACTGATATTAAACGAGCATTTGAACTTAACCATAGACAACTTCCAATATTTAAGAGAGACTTTGTAGGAAGTGCTACTACAGTAATTAGTCTTGCTGAAGATACTGTTAGAATTCCTGATCATTATTTTGTGACTGGTGAACAATTATCTTACAGATATACTGGAACAGGAACTACTTCTGCAATTGAAATTGAAGAACAAGCAATCACTGGATATGGTACTACAGATAAATTACCTTCTACAGTATATGCAGTTAAGGTTGATGATTCTACTCTTAGACTTGCTACTTCAGCAGAGAATGCATTAAAGACCACTCCAACTTATTTGGATATTACTGCTGTTGGAGTTGGTACTTCTCATTCATTTACTTCTACTAAGCAAAACTCAAGATGTATATTGAGTATTGATAATGTAATTCAATCTCCTATTGTTGCTACTGCAGTTACTACAATTATTAGTGGTGATTTATCATCTACCTCAGACACAATAAGACTTGCTGGTGTTACGTCTATTACAGGTGGTGACTTGTTAAAGATTGGTGATGAGATTATGAAGGTTGATTCTGTGGGATTAGGAGCAACTAATATTTTACTTGTTACTAGACCTTGGATGGGAACTCAGGTTTCTTCTTATGATGATGGAACTCTAGTTACAAAGGTAGAAGGTAATTATAATATTGTAGATAGTACTGTTAACTTCTTTACTGCTCCTGTAGGATTAACACCAATATCAACTACTACTAATGAACCAGATGAAAGGGATTGGGTTGGTGTTGCTACTCATTCTACCTTTAATGGAAGATCATTCATGAGATCTGGTATCACTAATAGTGCTAGTGAACCATACGCTAAAAACTATATCTTTGATGATATCTCTGGCAACTTTACTGGATTAACAACTGAGTTTACTTTGAAGTCTGGTGGAAGTGACATAGCAGGATTCTCTACTAGCAATGCTATAGTTCTAGTTAATCAGATAACTCAAGGACCACAAAGATATACTGGTGGTGTTGCTGTTCCTGGTGATTATACTTTAATAGAAGGTGGTGTTGGTATTAGTAGTATTCAATTCACTGGATCTATAGCATCAGTTACTTCAGATCCTAATAGTTCTAATGTACCTTTAGGTGGTGTTATTGTATCTGTTGGATCTACAGAAGGTGTTGGTTATCAACCTTTAGTTGCTGCTGGTGGTACTGCTGTTGTTTCTGGATTAGGAACTATTAGTTCTATTAGTATTGGTAATAGTGGATCTGGATATAGAACTGGTATTCAAACTGTGGTAAATGTAGGAGTTCAGACATTAAGCACTGGAACCCCTAATATTGAATTTATTGGTACTGCTGCTATAAGCAATGGTAATATTGTAAGTGTTGCTATTACAAATCCTGGTACAGGATATACATCTACTAATCCACCTTTAGTGGTTGTGGATGCCCCATTATCTTATGATAATATGCCTTTATTCTATACTTCATCTTCTAGTGGAGTTGGATCTGAAGGACGTGCTAATGTAGTAGTTGGTTTAGGTGGTAGTGTAATAGATTTTGAAGTTACTAATGAAGGATATGGTTATGGTGATGGTGCTGTATTAACAATTGGAGTTGGTGGTACAGTAGGTATCCCAACTGCAGGTGCTTCAACATTTGATGAATTCCAGTTAACAGTTCAAGAAGTTATTAGTGATAGTTTTGCTGGTTGGACTGTTGGAGATTTCCAAGTTCTAGATCCTTTAGATTCCTTATTTGATGGTAAAACAATTTCATTTGCTTTAAATTTAAATGGTGCTCAACAAACTATTCAATCCAAACCAGGATCAAACATAGATGTTGAGGTTGCACTCTTAGTATTCATTAATGATATTCTTCAGGTTCCTGGAGATGGATATGAATTTAAAGGTGGTAGTTTTATTACCTTTAAAGAACCTCCTAAAGTAGGAGATACTTCTAAGATAATTTTCTATCAAGGAACTGGAGCAGTGGACGTTACTAATGTTGATATTCTAGAAACAGTTAAGAAAGGAGATGAAATTAAACTATATGATCAGGACCTTTCATTAGAGGAGAATAAGAGAACAGTTACAAGCATTAATGCTTCTGACAGTCTTAATACTAATCTATATGCTGGTCCTGGTATTACTACCAATGAGACTTTCCAAAGAGCTGCTACTTGGTCTAGACAAACTGAAGATAAATTTATAGATGGAAATGCAGTAACTAAGGATAGACCTCATTATGAACCTTTGATTTATCCTAATACTAATATTATTCAAACTGTTGGGGTTGGATCTACTGTAATATTTGTTTCTAATGTAAGAACTTTCTTTGATAATTCCAAAGAAAATTACACTGGACAAACTGATATTAGAATTATATCCCAAGACAGTATAGTAGGAGCATCTGCCACTGCTTTAGTTTCTGCAGCAGGTACTATAACATCCTTTGATATCACCAATCCTGGTGTTGGATATACCATAGCACCTACAGTATCAATCAGTCTTCCTATAGGATTATCTACTTCTCAAGGTGCTCAAGCAACTGCTAGTATAAGTGGAGTAGGAACTGTAAATGCTATTACAGTTTCTTATGGAGGAACCACCACTGGTTTTGCATATACAAATGTAAGTGCTCCTGCAGTTTTAATTGGAGAACCTAAAGTAGTTTCTTCTATTGAAACTATTGAGGATGTTGGATATACAGGTGATTTTGGTATTATATCTGGTATTTCTACCACCTCAGTGGGAGTAGCATCTACTGGTATTGTCTTTGATTTACTTCTTACAAAAGAATCATTATTCAGAGATGCTTCTATAGTAGGAACTGCTATCACTGTAAGTGGAATTGCCACTGGATATTATTTCACAGTCTTTAATTCTAATGTAGGTAATGCAGTAACTTCTCTATATCAAGATGGAACTGTGGTTGGAATAGGAACTTCCTTCCTAGATAATGTATATGAAGTTGCTAATGTTTCTATAGCACAGACTATAGGACTGGGAATAGGGCAAACTTATGTTGCTCAAGTAACAGTAAGTGTTCAAGATTATAATGGGTTAACTGGATTGGGATATAGTGAATTCTTTGGTGAATATAGTTGGGGAAGAATTACTACTGCTCCTAGAGGATCAGCTAGAGAATTTACTTCCTATGCTGGTGATAGTAATGGTTTAGTTGGTATTACGACTTCTCCTATAATTGAAAGAGTTAATCCGTTAAGATACTTAAATTATAATTCATAAATAACTAAAAATCTGCAAAAATGTCTGCAATTATAACTGATCAACTTAGAATATTGAATGCGAAGAATTTTGTGTCTGCTGCAACTTCTTCAGTTAATTCTTATTATTCTTTTGTTGGTTTACCTAATCCTAGTAACTATTCATCTACTTGGGATGCTAATCCACCATCCCCTAAGGATAGTTTTGATCAAGAAGATGATTATTGGGATACTATGATTGCATTGAAGAAGATTACTTCTTCTGATGTACGTAGGGTAGTAAATAAACATACATGGACATCAGGTATAACTTATGACATGTATAGAGGTGATATTAGCAGAACAAATACAGCAAAACCATCTGGCGCAACTAATTTATATTCAGCAAAATATTTTATAGTAAATGAAGATTTTAAGGTTTATATTTGCTTGCAGAATGGAACAGATCCAGAGAACGTATCAGGCAGACCTTCTCTAGATCAACCTACTTTTACTGATTTAGAACCAAAGGCAGCAGGTGATAGTGGTGATGGATATATTTGGAAATATCTTTTTACTATTAAACCAGGAGATATTGCAAAATTTGATTCTACTAATTTTATGCCTGTCCCTGATGATTGGGAAACAAGCACAGCAAATGCTGCTGTAAGAGATAATGCTTCAAGTAGTGGACAATTAAAAATTATTACTATTACTAATAGAGGAGCTGGTATAGGAACTGCTAATAGAACTTATACTGGTGTTCCTGTGAGTGGAGATGGATCTGGAGCAGAGGCAACTATTGTTATTAACAATGATTCTAAAGTAGAATCTATAAACATAGCAAAAGGTGGATCTGGATACACTTATGGAAGTGTTGATTTAGTTTCTGGTGGGGTTCCTACAGGAACCACATCTCCTATATTTAATGTAATTATTCCTCCTCAAGGGGGACATGGGGCAGACATTTATAGGGAATTAGGTGCAAATAATGTTTTAGTGTATTCTAAAATTGAAAATGACACAGAAAACCCTGATTTTATTACAGGAAACCAAATTGCTAGAATTGGAGTTGTAGAAAATCCTGAAGCATATGATTCCACATCAAATTTAACTCTTTCTAAAGCTAGTGCTCTTTATGCTTTAAAACTTATTGGAGCAGGATATACTACTGCTACTTTTGATTTAGATGGTCAAGTAACTCAAACTGTTGGAGTAGGATCTACTGCAGTAGGTAGAGTAGTTTCTTATGATCAAACAACTGGTGTTTTAAAGTATTGGCAAGATAAGAGTTTAGTTGGATTTAATACTAATGGTTCTTTAAAAACTGACCCTACTTATGGGTATTCATTACATGCATTTACTGCTACTCCCACTACAGGAGGATCTGTTAATATAGCAAGTAATGAGGGTACTTTAGGAATAGATACTAATTTTGGAACAACTGGTAGTCCTGGTATAAGTACTGTAATAAATAATAGGACATATTACCTTGGACAGAGTTTTACACAAGGAATTTCTAATCCTGAAGTTAAAAAATACTCTGGAAATATAATCTATGTTGATAACAGACCTGCTATTACTAGGTCTGCTAACCAAAGAGAAGATATCAAAGTCATTTTGCAATTTTAAAGACTCATGCCACAGGAAACAAATCTAAACGTCGCTCCTTATTTTGACGATTTTGATGCATCTGATTCGACTAAAAATTATTGTAAAATATTATTTAAACCAGGACTTCCAGTACAGGCTAGAGAATTAACTGGAATTCAATCTATCCTTCAGGATCAGATTGAAAAATTTGGAAGTCATATTTTTAAAGATGGAAGTTCAGTTACTGGTGGTGGTGTTAGATGGAATCCAGGATATACTTCAGTTAGGATTCAGAGATTTAATGAGGGTATAGATGTAGATTCATATCTTTATAGGTTAAAGGGAGAAGTAGTAATTGGTAGTGAGTCTGGTGTAAAGGCAAAAATTAAAGCTAGTGTAACAAGAAGTGATTCTTATATTCTTTATATTTCCTATTTAAATACTGGAGGAGAAGATAATCAATCTTTTGTTGCTGGAGAAAGTTTACTATTAGATAATAATATATTAACTATAAGTGATGATAAAGTATTTCAACCAGGAGAAGCAATTGCTCAAACAACCCCTACAGATGCTGTATTCAGCGGATGTGGTGCTCAACTCTCTAATGGAATTTATTTTATAAGAGGATACTTTATAGAAGTACCTGAACAAACTATTTCTATTAACCCTTATACACATATTATCAATTGTAAAATTGGATTAGAAGTATCTGAAACAATTATTGGTCCAGATTTAGATAGCAGTTTAAATGATAATGCTGCTGGATATAGCAATTATACAGCTCCAGGTGCTGATAGATTAGATATATCAGCAAAATTGGTAGCTATTCCCATCACAGAAAATAAAATTTCTAATTTTATAGAAATGATGGAAATTAGAACAGGTAAAATTGCATCTGTTACTAATAACAATCCACAATATAATGAATTAGCTGAAGAATTTGCTAGAAGGACTTATGATGAGTCTGGTAACTATTATGTTAAACCATATTCTATTACTCCTAGAAATACTTTAAATGATTATGAAGGAAATAATGACTCAGTAAATT